GAGTCTGTTCGGGGGCGTTAATGTCTACGATGATCGCAGCAGGGTGAAGCACGCGCTGGTCACCGCCCTGAGCGAGTTGAGCGGCGTGCCTTACGAGACGGTGAACAAGTTCGTGCGCCAGTGGACCGAGACGTCAAACGATACCGACATGCGTGCGTTGGTCATCCAGCGCGACGCGGCGGAACTGTTCGGGCGCGAGCTGTCGGCGTGGCAGAAGTCTCAAATTGCGGTGTTGGAGGAAGGCCATGTAACTGCAGAAGGCTGGATTCATTGGCATATGTACGAACATGAGTCTAGCCGAGCCGATGCTGAAGTATGGGCACGAGCTAACAAACCTAATTTCTTTTCTCTCTACGAACCCGGGGTTCAGAAATCTGTCCTTCAGGCCATGTACGACAACACGCAGAAGTGGTTGGAGTCGGCCGGCTTGGGTGAGAACGACTGGGTGACGCTGTACCGAGGGTTTGGGAGGGATGAGGCGATAGTGGATGCGGAAGGCATTCAGTTGGGTCTGAATGATTCAATTGTCTTCCGCGAGGGTAATGCGTTAGAAAGCTGGTCGACAGACAAGCGTAAAGCTCGAAGTTTTGCGAGTGGGAAAACATATGGCTATATCGTGGAGTCTCAGGTTCCTCGTAATCAGATCTTCGCCACCTGTCGAACTGGTTTCGGGTGCCTGAACGAATACGAGCTGGTTGTTTTTGGCGATCAGCTTATGAATGCTGAAATTGTATTTGCTCAAGGTTAGTGAGGGAAGGAACACAACATGCCCAAAAAGATTCCCGTAGTGATCACTCTCGGGGCCGCCGACGACCCCTATGCCGACGCCAACGCCGACTGGATCATGACGCGTGAGCAGCGTGAGGAAGAGATGGCGATCCTGGACGCGCTGTTGGAGGAGCACGGAGAACCGGCGGAAGAGGATGAACCGTGATTTGCCTTCCGTCGCGCAGTTGCGTATAATACGTTCGCCTTGGGGCTGCAAGGCGTGGGTTTGATTCCTGAAAGCTCCCGTCTTTGGACGGGGGAGCAGTCACTGAAAGGATCGGAATGGCACTCGAATACATGCAGTTGAAGATCACCGAGGGGAAGGCGGATCAGCTCAACCTGCTTGCGAAGGAGGGCTGGTCGATCGTCTCGGGTTCTGTCATCGGCAGCGCTTATCTCACCGTCGTCATGCTGCAGCGCGAGCTGCCCGCGAAGAGGGGGCGGAAGCCCTCCGTGGGACCGGAAGAGACGAAGGAAGAGTAATTACCACCCCTGGCAGTGGCGGATTAGGCGCTAGTACTCCGTACTAAAGAGCGAGCACGCTGGACTTGCCAGAACCGAATAGATCATTCTCGAACGCCCTTGAGCGTCCTGCTCGGGGGCGTTTTTCTTATGCCGTGGACCGCGGACAAGCCGCCCAAGGTGGCGACCAACTGGACGCAGAGCGAGCGCGAAAGCTGCGTCGGCGCTGCGAACGCGGTCCTGCAGGACGGCGGAACCGACGAGGAAGCCGTCTTCGCCTGCATTCACGCGGCGGGGAAAGAGGTGGAGAGCATGCCGGAAAACAAGGCTGAGCGCAAGTCGTTCGTATTCAAGCTGGAGAACCTGGACATCGAGGGCCGGACGCTCGAAGGGCACGTGGCGATCTTCGGCAACATCGACCGCGTGGATGATATCATTCATCCTGGGGCGTTCACCAAGACGATCGCCGAGCGCGGGCAGAAGGTCAAGTTCCTCTGGCAGCACGATCCGGGCGAGCCGCTCGGTCGCCCGCTCGTCATGCAGGAGGACGGCAAGGGGTTGTTCGTCAAGGCCCTCATCAGCGACACCCAGCGGGGGCGTGACGCGCTCGCGTTGTTGAAGGACGATGCCATCAATCAGATGTCCATCGGGTACGACCCGATCTCGTTCGATTACACTAAGAAGGGTGAGAAGACCATCCGCAACTTGCGGGAAGTGCGGCTGCATGAGTTCAGTCTGGTGACGTTCGCGGCCAACGAGGAGGCGACCGTGACGGCGTTGAAGGAGGACGAAAAGCAGGACACCGCGCCGCTCACGCCGCCGGAAGAGGGGCGTACCTGCGTCTGCGAATGCGGGGCGTCCGTCGTGACGACGGAGAAGTGCAGCGAAGTCGTGTGCCCGGAGTGCGGCAAGGCGATGGAGGAGTCCGTCGCAGGGGTGGAGCCGACGAAGGCCGTCGGCGGCAAGGCCGGGCTTCCGCTCGCGTCGCGCGAGAGGGGCTGGGACGCGACGGCAGCCGTGGGAAGGGTGCGCAGCTGGTCGGGTTCCGAGGACGAGCCCAGCGCGCGATACCGTCAGGGTTTTTTCTGGTACGACGCGGACAACGCCGACAATTTTGGGGCGTACAAGCTGCCCTTTGCGGACGTGATCGACGGGACGCTCACGGCGATCCCGAGGGGGATATTCGCCGTGGCGGGAGTGCTCAGCGGCGCTCGCGGCGGGGTAGACATCCCGGCGGCCGACATTGCTACGATACGCGGCAAGGTCGCTAGCTATTATGCCAAGATGCGCACCCAGTTCGACGACGATTCAATCGTGGCTCCTTGGAAAAAGGAAGGCGAAGCGCCCGAAGAAACGAAGGAGGGGCGCGTGCTTTCGAGCAAGAACCGTATGCTGATCGGGCGTTGCGTCAAGGAGTTAAGCGAGGCCGTGGTCGCGCTGCAGGAATTGCTTGCGGCCACCGAGCCGGTTCCGAAGGAGACAGAAAAGGGAACAGGCGCACCCGAGGAAGTTCGGGCCGCGTTTGAAGATAAGGGAATAGAGCAAGAGCAAACCGATGATGACGAAGCCGGGCCGGTCAAACCACTCACTTCCGTGGAGGATTTGCGGCGTGCTCTGAGGATAGGGATTCTTGACCTGGAGCTTATGGAGGTAAGTGGAAATGGACTATAAGGAAAAGTTAGGCAGGGCTAAGGCTCTCTTCGACGAGGCCGGAACCCTTCTCGCGGTTGAGGACCCTTCGGCAGAAAACAAGGAAAAAGCGGATCGGATGTTGGCTGACGCGTTCAGGCTCAAGGACGAGGCGACGCAGTTGAAGAGCATCCTGGATTCCGGCATCGAAGAAATGATGAAGGAGACCAAGCAGGCACTGCCTATCGAGGAAGTGCAGCGCGGCGTGGAATGGAAGAGTTTCCAGGAGTTTCTTGAGGCTGCCTGGAAAGGCTCGAATCCGCGCTATCTGCGCAGCCCGCTTGATTCCCGGCTTCAATACTTCGACGAGAGTAGGGACGAAACCATTCTGCGCCAGGCGACCGGCGAAGACCGCAAGGTCATGGTCGAGAGCACGGGCGCTGGTGGCGGGTTCCTTGTTCCTCCGGAGTACCGGATGGAGCTTCAGGTTGCGACGGGTGAGAACGCGATCGTTCGGCCGCGTGCGAGCATCATTCGGATGGCTCGTCGGCAGGTCAACATCCCGGTGCTTGACCAGACCGGCACTACGGCTGGCCGACCGCACTGGTTCGGCGGCATGATCTTCTATTGGACAGACGAGTCCGTCGAGAAGACCGACACCGATCCTACCTTCCGACAAGTCGAGCTCGTCGCTCACAAGCTGATCGGATACACGACCGCGTCCGACGAGCTTGTAGCTGACAGCGCGATCTCGTTGGAGGATTTCTTCAGAGGGCCGATGGGTTACGTAGGCGGGGTCCAGTGGAACGAGGACTTCACTTTCTTGCAGGGCACGGGAGCTGGCCAGCCGCTCGGCGTCATCAACGCCGGCGCTACCATCACCGTCGCCCGCCAGGCGGATAGTCCGTGCATCGGATACACCGACCTCGTGAACATGATGGAGTCGTTCTTGCCGAACGCGCGTGGCGTGTGGGTCATCACCCACTCGGCCATGAGCAACATCATGCTCATGAGCGGACCCGCTGGAAATCCGAGCTATCTGTGGGGCAACGCCGTGCAGGGCATGCCCAACACGCTGCTTGGCTTCCCGGTGATCTGGACCGAGAAACTGCCGACGGTGTGCTCGACCGGCGACGTCTTGCTTGCCGATTTCTCGTACTATCTGATCGGGGATCGGCAGGTCACGACCATCGAATCAACTCAATACGACAGGTGGCGTTGGGACAGGACGTCCTGGCGCGTGGTGCACCGCGTCGACGGCCAGCCGTGGCTGTCCACGCCGCTCACGTACCAAGATGGTTCTACAACTGTTTCCCCCTTCGTCATTTTAGGCGAGAAGTCGAGCTAACTTAGTCTCGGTTTTGTATGGCGGGCTAGGGTGACGATCCGAAAAGCGAGTCCTGGTCGCCCTACCCGCCATGATCAAACCGAAGAATTGAGATCGTTTTTGG